AATGATACGTTGATTTCTGGGATAGAGATTGTTCCGTTAGCTGGGTTAGCAGCACCGTCTTCAAAGTCACCTCTTGTGTTGTCAGATGGTTGTACGTGGTAAACAACTTTACCTGATACTGTAGCTTGGTTCAAGTACAATGTATCGTTTACAACGAAAGTTACTGTGTTTCCTGATACTGTAGTTAATTCTGGGTTAGAAGTTACGTCAGTAGATCCTGAATACAATCTGAAAGCTCTTACACCTTTTTTGTCAAATGATACAGATGACATATCGATTGCTACAGTTTTGAAATTCTCTTTTACAAGTTCGTCGTTGTAAGCGATAGATGCTGATGAAGCAGATCCAGTTGCGTTAGTTGTTACAGTTAATTCTTTAGCGTTGATAGAGTAACCGAACTGTCCAGCTCCGTATAATCCACCTGCTACTTCTTCGTCTACTGCTATTTTATCGTTAGCTGTAGATACATTACCGTAAAGGTTTTCAGTAGCTCTAGCTCCTGTTCCGTATTTGAAATCCAAATAGAAAACTAGACCTGAAGGCAAGTTCATTGGTTGTACAGAAACGAAATCTTTAGATGCGATTTGAGCGAATACTTTACGTACTAATGGTAAAGCTACTCCAGCCCATTGCTCAGCGTTACCTGTAGCTGTTCCGATAGAACCGTTTCCAGTTACGTTAGCTTCAGATACTAATTGTTTTGCTTGATTCTCAAGAATCATAGCCATGTTGTTTTTCTCGATTTCGTTAGAAATACCTTCTAACAATCCAGATTTAGCCCATTTACCTGACAATCTAGCTGCATCAGCTTGTAAAGTCTTGTAGTTATTAGACCCTTCTAATAATTGATTTAATTCCATTTTAAATTGAATGTGTTTTAATTTTTATTTTTAAATAATTCCTGCTAATCTTTGCATTCTTTTTACTGTTTCAGATACTTCAGAAATGATTTCTGGGTTAGCTGGTCTAGCTGTTGTACCTGCAGCTTTAGATGCAAATGATTTGTGTTCTTTAATTGCAGCTGGCTTAGCAACTACATTCTCAGAAACTGTGTTGAAAACTAATTTTACTTCTTTAACTGTCTCTGCTTTGTCAAATGCTGCGATAACATTTACTTTTTGAGATTCAGTTAAGTTGCTTGCTTTAAATACTTTATTTACATAAAGTAATTTTGCGTTTAGAAGATTAACCTCTTGAAGTTGTCCTCTTAAAGTCTCAACAGCTGCTAATGCTTCTGCTAAATCTTCGTCAGCTCCTTCGTTTGGTCCTGGTCCTCCTGGTTTGTTAAGACCTAAACCTTTTCCACCGTGGATTTTGTTACCAACACTATCGATCCATTTTTCAAATGCATCTCCGTATTTTGCTGCTAATGCTTTCATTTCGTCAGCTAATCCTTCTTCCAACTCTTCTTCGTTAACAGTTTCTCCTTTAGTAAGACCTAAACCTTTACCTCCGTGAATTTTGTTACCTACATAGTCGATAGCTTTCTCAGCTGCATCTCCTGCTTTCTTAGCAAAGTCTTTAATACCTTCTTCCATTCCTTCTTCTTCAGATTCCTCTAATTCTGAAAGTAGTTCGTTGATATCAATTTCTTCTTCTTCTGAATCCATTCCAGTCATGTCCTCAGCTCCTAATTCTTCAGCTGATTCTTCTCCTGCTTCTTCTTCGCCCATTTCTTGGCTTACGATTCCGCGAATCAAATCCTTCAAGTCTTCTACAGACATATCTTCGATTTCTAGATCCTCTTCTTCGCCTTCTTCTCCTGCTTCTTCTTCTCCTTCTTCGTTGTCTTCTCCTGCTTCTTCTTCAGACTCTTCTTCTTCCTCTTCAGCTTCTGCTACGTTACCGTGTGCAGTTTCACCTTCTGGATCGTTAAGTACATCTTCCTCTTTGATTACTTCTTCGTCTTCTGCATCTTCCATTTCTTGAAGTTTAGCAGCTAACATGTCTTTCAAATGAGGTGTCAATGACTCTTCTAAAGCTTCTTTAGCGTTGGCAATTGCAGCTTCACGAATAGTTTTAGCTTCAGCAATAGCTTGCTTTAATAAATCTTTGTTTGACATAATTTGTGTTTGTTTGTCGTACGTCTATTGTAGTATGTGAGACGTAATAATGTTTTACTTTGTAGTAGATATCACATAAGGATCGTGATATATTCTTAAATAAATATATACTGTTTTCCAAAACATAAAAAACCCACCTTTATGGGGTGGGTGTAGTATTTAATTTAAAAGACTGGTAATATAATTTATTATGTCTTCTTTTGCTTGAGCAATATCTTCTGGCTCTGTTGCTGGTCCGTTCTTCCAATCCTCCCAAGCAGATTGTATTGTCTCTACTGCATCGTCGAAATCTGGTCCTAATACTTCCACATATCCTCCGTGTTGTTCTGAGGATTCTTTTAAGTATTTAGCTTGCCATTTATGTATATCGAAATTACTTTCCATTATGCTCTTAATATGTTATTTAATATGTTATCCAACTTATCATATTTGCCTGCTTTTACTTTACCTTCATTTAATGAAATAGCATTCATAAAAGCGCCTTGAGTTGATGGATTAGAAACAAAGTCCCAACATACTAATTCAAAGTCTGGTTGTACCATTAAAGTACCTTCATTTGTTTGAGTAACCGATCCTGTACCTCTTGAAGAGATTCCGATAGTATGTCCTCCTTTAACGATTTCTTTAACGATGTTTCCTGATGGTGTATTTAGTAATTCAACACGTCCCATTAGGTCTTCTCCTTGCCACCATAAGTCTTTTACAACGTGTGATGCATTCTTTAGAGAAACAATAGCAGATTCTGGATGATCTAATTCTCCGTAGGCGTTACCTACCTTAACGAAATTCTCGATATAGTTTTGAACTTCTCTTTCAAGAATATCTCTATCGTAGATTCTTCCGTTTTGATTCTTAGCTCCTGCTCTCTGCATGATACCTACTACTTCAAATACACCTGGTTTGGTTTTTGATTCAGTAAGTACTGCTTTGAATGGAGTTACGTTTACTAGTATATTGTTCATCTTAGTCTAATAAGTCATTTAGTGATACTGTTTCAAAGATATTTTCATCTGTCGATTTATTATCTCCTTTAGGTCCCATGTTTTTTAGACGTGCCAAAGAAGCTGCTCTTGCTTTAGGATCGTAATCATCTCCTTTTTCACCTTTTACATTTGTATGAGAGGCTGATGTGATATCTTTATCATGGATTCCTTCTTCTACTTCATCTTCTTGATTCATCCAATGCTGGCTGTGGTCGTAGTTTGCATATATTTGCTCAATACCTTTGTTGTATCCGTAAATCTGGTGATCATCTAAAAAATCTGCTAGTGAAGCACTGCTCTCTTCTTCATCTGGTCCTGTCATGATATCGTGTATCATCTCAGTATATCCGTAGATCTGATTATCTTGCAAATAGTCTTCTAGTTCACTTTTAAATTCACCGTCTGATTTAGGTCCTTGCATTTCGTATACTTCTTCCTCTTCTTGTAATGCTCTTTTGATTAGGTTTTTAATACCCTCTCTCAAGCTGCTTTCAGTTAAGCCTTGTTTTTCGTTTTGCTTATCGGCAAACTCTTTAGCTTCTTCTTTAGTAGCAAATCCTTTTACTCTTGTTTCACCTTCCCAAACAGCCCATGGCTCTTTTTTGTTCTTACAAGGACGTACTACGTATTTGTCATTAGGATTTTTAGAATGATCTTCTTTTAAGTCTTTGATCTTCTTCATTCCATTGAATGTATCTACAGTATTTTTTGCTGTAGCATCAACCATTTTATCGTGAAGATCAACTTTAGGATTGACTCCTGCCAATTGATTTGTATAGAAGATAGAATCTTTTTCTAAGTTCTTAGATACTTTAGTAAGTGCTTTTGTATATTCTTCTGCTGTAGGTGTTCCTTGAACTCCTAATACCTCTAACTCAACTCTTAATCCTCTAAGGATTTGTTCGTATGGATACTTGTCCATATCGTTAGTTGGTTTATATCTGTAATCAGTTAAGCTTTTTTTAGTTAGCTTAGCTTCATTTAGGTTCTCATCTAATTCAATACCTGCTGCTTTAGCTACTTTTACTCTAGCTTGACCATGTAGTGAAGATAGTTTAGATTTTACTTGAGCTAATCCTTCTTTTCCTTTTACTTTTAAGAATGCTTTTAGCTTATCAAGGTTATCTGTCTCTAATGTGTGTTTCCATACATCTGAGAATGATTCTTCTGCTTCTTTGATCAATCCTTTATTTTTAAGGATTTGAACTGCATCTGCATATCCGTTGAAACGGGTAATGATGTTTGGATGCTGCATTCTAGCCTCAACAATGAATTGGTCTTTAGAGAATTTACCCTCTTGAATTCCGTTATATTTTTCTTGTAGTGTTCTCATGTTATTTATTTTCGTCTAAGTAGTCAAACATCTTGGTATGTGAAGGACGTTTTGGCCTTTCCACTGTTTTGTAACCTAATTTTTCTGCAGTTTTAGTTGCATTATTCTTTCCTGCTCCTTTTTTAGAGAAAGCAAATGGAGTTGAATATGCTCCAGCACCAGCCGAAGTACTCATCTCGTCAAGTACCTCTTGTAAAGCCTGTACTAGTACTGATTTTTTCATATGTTTTTAAGCTCGTTTACTAATTCATAGTATTGCATAAGAGATACTAAGTGATTATCCTCTACCTTTTGAGTGGCTTTAACAGGTACAATTGCTTTGTATATCTCATCTAACTTAATTCTTACAATATCATCAGATACTTTAGCTTTTAGTTTAGATATCTCTTCTTTAAGACTAGTCATCTCTTGGTTAACTATATTTCTCAATCTTGTAGATGAGTTAGCTGAGATGATAAATTCTTTTAAGATGTTTTTTTGTTGTGGTAATAGGTCTTTATATTGATCGTTGAATTTCTCCAATAAGATCTTATAGGTTAAAAGACGTAAATCCTTATCGTATTTTGAATACTCTTCAATTAATGCATTCTTAACTTGACCTTCTGCTTGTTTGCTTTGAGTAAGGTGTTCCAATAATGTAGTTTTGTTGTCAACAAATACATTAGGATCAACTAAGTCAGGTGTATTTTGTGCCTCTAGTAAGCAGTATAGAGCTGCTAGGGGTTTGTATGCTTCTACTTTGATTGAGAAGAATTCTTCCAAGTCATAATGACTTTTTAACTCTTTTATTAACTCGTACTTTTGTTTCTTTAATGCCTGTAGGTCTAGTTTTCTAGATATCTCTACTATAGTTGATACAATAGTCTCTGCTTTCTTTGGGCCTACTCCTTTATTCTTAAGTACGAAATCATATAATTTAAACTCTTTAACTAGAGCTGTATTTCCTGTATAGAATTTTCGAATTACTTTTACTGCCGGAGATTCTTTTCTAGAAAGAGTATCGGCTGCCATTTGTTTTACCAATAGCTCAAATATAAGGCCTGTATTTTTGTATTTGGAATGTTTTATCTTCACAATAATAGTGTCTTTGTTATAAATATCTATTAATTATCTAAATCCTTGATGTTATCCTCATTCAATAAGTCTGATGTAAGTTCTGCCTGTTCTTCAAAGATTATTTTCTTCTTCTGAGGGAATAGATCTTTATTTCTTAGAAAGACTACTTTGGTATTATTTGTACCTTCTTTTACATTTTCATTATCGCTAGGATATCCTCCCTTCATTCCATGTACTCCTAATCTATCTCTTCCACCTACCGGATCTTTCTGGGTACCTAATATAGAGGCTTTCTCTACAGGTCTTCCTACCGGTTGTGCGTCTCTCTCATCGTATCCTGCAGGTACATCACCTTGCTCTCTACTTCCGTAAAGAGAGGCTAAGTCATGAGGAGTTCCATAAGACTGTCCAGATACAATTGGATCGTTACCTTCATTCTCAATTTGAGATATTCTAAAGTCTCTTTTAGCATCTTCTCTAACTAGATCTCTCATCTCATTATAAGTATCCTCTGATAGGTTAAAGATATTATCATAGATATAATCTGATGAGAATAATTTTGTTTCTATCATTTGACGAGCTAAATCTACTTTCTCTTTTAGTAGAGCTACTTTTTCTTGTTCGTATACAATAGAAGGAGTTGTTAATTTAATCTCAAAGTTAGTAAGAGACTCTCCTCTAAATCCTTGAGCATATAAATGCACCAATCCTATCTTAGTTAATTCACTTTCAAGTATTCTTTGAATTCTTTCTACTGATCTTGCAAAACGAATAT